CAGCACCCATACCAGCCGTGACAGAAATGTTGTATGTGCTACCCATATTGCCTAAACGATCTAACGGAATAATTGCTTCAGCACCAGACTCACCAACCATCCCTATCATCGGGCTTGTAACAATCCCGCCTTTAGCAAACGCAAACATTTCGCCAAGACCACCACCAATACCTCCACCGCCACCACCGATACCAACAAAATCACTAATCAAAGACGGAACGAATCCTCTGCGTTCATTTAACTGATCTAAAACTTCTTGAGTTACCCCACTAGCGACAGCAGCGACATTAGCAACAACAGCAGGAACAGCAGCGACAGTTTTAACAGCCTCAACAACAACTGCGACAGCCTCAGCAGCAGCGTCAGCAGCCTTCTTCGCAGCAGCAGGAACATCTTTGCCAGCGTCACGGCGTTCTTGTTCTGCTTTAGCCAAATCTCTTGTAGCGTCAGCCAAACGCTCATAAGCAGTCACCCGTGCTTCGGCTGCATCTTTCTCTGCTTCCTCAGCATCACGCAACTCTTTCAACGCTTCTGTATAAGCATCACTGCCAATCGTTGCGCCATCAACAAGTTCGTTTAATTCCTTTTGTGTTTCATTAACATTTCTTTGAGCGTCAGCCTGAGCAATCGCAGCATCCTCAGCAGCCCTCTTCGCATCAGCGACAGCCCGTTCAGCAGCCTCGATTTCTTTAAGCGTTGGCGTGTTAGTTCGAAGTTTGACTAATTCTTTTTCAGCATCTTTAACCGCTTTAATTGCGTCACGCACAGCAAACTTTGATTCAGCCAATCTGATTTCTGCTTCACGGATTGCTTGGGGTGTTGCTTCAGGGTCTTTGCGTAAATCGGCAAGTTCTTTCTCTGCTGCAAGAACAGCATAATCTGCTTCTTCAACATCAAACTTTGCTTTCTGTATATTGATTTCGCCGGATTCAAGATCAAAAACATCAACTTTTTGACGCAGTTTTTGTAACGCTTCTTCAGCATCTTTAACTGCTTGAACGCTGTCAGCAGCAGAGATGTTGGCTTTAATTAGATTGCGTTGTGCATTAGCAACTTCTCTTGTTTGCTTGACAACTTCTTTGCTGTCTAAAGCAAAGCCTTGCGTAACTTTGTTGAAGTTTGCTTGCGCTTTAGCAGTAGCGGTTATGGCTTCACTTAATTTTGTATTTGAATCTGTAACTGCTTTAGTTGCGTCACGGCTTGATCTTTGGGCCGAAGTAACACCTTGTAATGCATCAATGTATTTAGTTAATTTTTGTGCAGCAGTCTCGACTGTTTTTCCACCAGAAGAAGTATTCTTGTTGAAAAAATCTTGCATATTCGCAGCACCCTTCATTCTTGCGGTGAACTCTAAAGAGTGTGCGCTTGCAGATCTCATTCCGGCACTAGTTTTAGAAAAAGACAAACCTGTAACTGCACCATTTAAAGCGTTTTGTGAGTTAGTGGTCAGGTCAAGTTGTTTCTGATATCGGTTTGCGGCGTCAGTCAAATCTCCGTAAGCACGAAGGTTGGTTGGTGTTGCTGCTGCTTGCGCTCGCAAAGCATCAACAATCTTTTGTGCATATTCAGGTGACTTTGCAGCAACATCACTAAAGGCTTGATCTAAGTGTTCGAGGTCTATTTCTGCACCATCACCAAGCAGAGTGAATTCTTTGCCTAGACGCTTGCCCATAAGCGCACCCATAAAATCTACTTGCGAAGCAATATTGACAGCCATATTATTAAAATCTTTGACGATATCTTCTGTGGTTGTTCCACCTTGTTTGCCAAACTTTGAAGTTGTAATAATTAACTTCTTTAAGTTTTCGTCTGCTTCTCGTGCTTTGCCAGAAAAAGTATTGAAAGCAGTTTGCGCTATAAGTGCAGCAGCCAAGAAACCTAAACCCTTAACCGCTAAACCTGTGGCTGTAGCAAAACCTGTTTGAATCGCTGTTGCTGTTTGTGTAGCCAACATCGTTTTAATAGTTTCCATTTTTACTAACGCCTGATAAGCAGCGTTAAGTTTTAGGAAACCATTTGCCACCAAGATCGCACCAGAAAAAACTGATACGACAGCAGCGAATACACCAAAAATTGCTTGATTGTTTTCAACAACTACAACTAAGTTTTGTAGGACAGGAATTAAAAGATTAACAACTGGCAACAATGTTGCGCCAAAACTCTCTTTTAACTCACCGACACTATTTTTCAATAAAGCAAACTGTCCAGCAGTTGTCTGAGTTGCGTCTAAAGCAGCACCACCAAAGGTTGCTGTAAGTTGCTGATAAATCTGATCGAGTGATGCGCCTTCTTTAATGTTCTCCGTAACTGCTGGCGTCAATTTTTTTAACGCTAATAGATTGCCGTTCTCAGCCTTAGCCAGTGCGTCAGTTACATTAATAAGTGGTGTTCCTGTAGCAACAGAAATATCCATTGCCAAAGCCAAGAGTTTTTGTGACTCAGTTACATCTTTAGTGCCTTGAACAAGATTCGCCAAAGCCGGTCTTAGATCGCTGTCAGTAAAGGTGCTGATCTTTGTAAGTGACTTTATTTGTTGCTCGACCTGAGCAACTTGGGCCTTCGTTGCGCCTGTGACTTGATTTAAAACTTGTGAAAGTTTTGCTTGTTCTGCTTGATCTTCGATTGCTGCTTTAACCGAAAACGCTGCTGCTGCACCTAAAGCAGCCAACGCTGCTGCTGCCGGCAATGCTGCTTTCTTTAAAGCGAACTGGGCTTTGTCGCTTGCTGACTCTAATTTGGAAAACTCGGCTATGGCTTTGCTAATGCCCTTAGTATCAAAATCAGAAACTATATTTATGCCAACAGCCATTATTTGCCTTTTTTAAGATCGTGGATCATTTATTCTTTTCGTGGTATAGCCATCAACTTCTTTAACAACTTTTAAAATTGCATCTTCAACCATACTCTCATTATCTTTAACAGCCTTAAACATATATCGAGAACGAGTGTCTTGACGCTTAATAACTTTGCCAAATTGTTTTCTATCAAGATTGTCAATAAATGTTGAACCCTTCGATTCATAGTTGCCTCTACCTGCTGAGTCATAAACAGAACCACCAGCATCGCTTTGTTGAATACGCAAAATTGCATAACCACCTTTAGCAGTTCTTCGTGTTGAACCACCTGCTATTGGTCTTACTGATGCCGCATTCGCTTTGTATGGGGGCATCCGCTTTTCACCTACACGGCTGCCTGATGTTTTCCACCGGCTTAAAGGTGTTTGTTGAGGAAAGCCTCTTCCAACAGTTTGCGCTAAAGGTCGGGCAGCATCAACTAACTTTGTTTTTAACTGATCGAACAGTTCTTTTTCATAGTTCTTTAGGTAGAACAATGTTTCGTTAATGCCATAAAATCTGATTTCGCTTGCCATAGGCGCACATCATACAACTATCTGCGTTTGCGATTCGCCTGTTTAACAAGCCAGCGTTGATAAGCCAACATTGTTTCAAGCATTTCTTCGCTTTCAGCAAGCAATAGAGATGGCGCAATATGGTATTCGTGCGCTAGGTGAGCGATAACCCAATGGGCCGAGTCGTCACCAAACTTTATTCTTTTGGGGAATCACCTTCATCCGCCGGAGTTACTTGTGCAACGGTAGCAATCCAGTCAGGGTCAAACTTTAGTTTTGTTTTATTTCTGTGCGTCAGGGCTGACCAAGCAAGCCAAGCGAGATCGGTTAAACGCATCTCAGTTTCGAGGCGTACAACACTGCGTTGCCAAGTGCGCTCGAAGCCAACGAAGTCAGCGAACACTGCTTCAACAGGTTCAATCGTGCCGTCTAGATATTCAACTTTTAAAGCAATTTTCATTATTTCTCCTTCTGATTAGTTTTAATTATGCGTTTGCCTTAGTAAGAACACCACCCGTAAACGATAGTGATGTCATCGCCATCTCGCCGACTGATGCCGCCACAGGTGTGTGCGCTGCAAGGAAGCACCCCGTCAAACTGTAAATCGGGTTTGTGGCACTCGTAGCAGCCGATGATGCTTTAATCGTCACCGTTGTCGTTGTGCCTACAAGCGGAAAGATTGTGGCTTCAACATTCGATGCTGCGAAGTCTTGTTGAAACTCGATATCTAAAGAATTGTTTTGCAGCCCACCCACGAACTTGTGACCATTGCTACCGAACGCTGTTGATTCCACGCTGTCAATTTCATAATTCAACGAAATTGAATTGGCTCTATCGCTGAGCGCCACAGAGTTCACGCTGATAACTGCATCTGTTAAAACTAAAACTGCCATATTTATTTGTCCATTTCTTTCGTGTCTTGTTTAGTGACTTTAACATTAACTTCAGCCAAATGTCCACCCTCAACAAGAGCATCAACATTTACACCTTCGAGATCATCAGCAGAAATAGTTGCGCCTTGTTGGCCTAGTGTGCAATTTTCGCTCATCACTTTATAGTTTGGCATTTGTTGTCCTATCCGTGAACCGTTACTTGGAATTGTATTTGTAAAAACTCTGCGTCAGCAGAACTTAGACTGGTTATGTTCGCACCTGATGGTAGCACTAAAGTTTGACAAACGCCACCAAGCGTCTTGTCTCCTTCAATGGCTGCACGGATGCTTGTTGAACCGGAATATGAAAGAAATCCATCAAGAGTCGTAAAAGCATTGCGATCAACATATCTGCCAACAATTACATTTACAGTCCAATCCATAACCACATCGCCACCACCGAATGCCTTGTGATATTCGATACGGTTTAATGTTGGGAAAGCAAAAGGTGGATTAAGTTGCTCAGGTTGAAACGCCGAACTTCGAAGCCCTGAGATTGTTGCAAGCCTGTTAGCAAGCCCCGTAGCGACCTGAGAAACCGTTGCGGCCATTACGCAATACCGAACCTGCGATATGGCGAAAGCAGATCACGCACATCGGGATCAACAGCCCGAACCGTAATTGCCATATCTGCGAAACCAACAACACCAAGAGCAGCGTTCAGGCGTGCGAACTGGCGCATAGCAAGCAGAATAGTGGCTTGATTAATGTCATCCGGAACAGAAGGCCAACCCCAAGCAGCCGTAACTTGCACAGTTTCAAATGAAGGTGTTGTCAGTAACGGGAAAGTGTTGCCGCCAACCATACGAGCCGACTCATATGGGCGTGTAAAGATCGGCACATTTCTTGGCTGCAAAACATAATCAACATTTTGTACAAGTGTTTGAGCGTAAGTGCCATCACCTGTTGAATCTATTTTGATCGTGACGCTTGTGCTTGAAACATCTCTGCCGAAAACTAAAAGATATTCATTAAATGGATATAACGGCACAGCAGTCTGACTTGTTACATAAAAGAATCTGCCTGTGTAGCCATCAATGCGCCGAGAAGCAGACTCGATAGCATTCTCAAGAAGTGTGTCATCAGTGCTGTCAGTAATTCTTAAAGCCGATTTTAATTCAGCAAGCGTGCAGTAACCGTTGGTGATTGCCATTATTTATGCTTTCCTTTTCTTGCCACGCTTCAAAACAGCAGTTTCAACTACAGGCTCAACCGAAGCAACCTCAACTGCCGGCTGATATTTGTGGTCAAAACCAAGTTCACGCAACGCAGCATCAACCGCTTTTACACGATCTTTTAAACCTCTGCGCTCGTAGCCTGCTCGCTCTGCCAGAAGTGCGTCAATCATTTTGCTCATTATGACCCCATAAATAGTTGAAGGTTGCTGATACCCCGAAGGATATCAGCAACCTTACAACAATTCAGTTTAATCAACCTTAGAAGGTTGGTGTTACTAATCCAGTGCCGCCGATAAGTGAGAAGGCATTTGGATAACGATTTGCTGTGAACGCTGAGTATCCGTAAACAATCATTGTTACATCAAGTTCAGCAGCCTTTGGTTGCTCAAAGCGCAACATCATTGGCTCACCTGAACCTTGTTCGAACAAGTGTGCTTCTTGTGTGTTACCGAAAATGATGACATCTTCGTTACTACCTGCACCGTTTGTTGTGATCACATTTGCGTCAGTGATTACTGGCAAACCCAAGATTGTGTATCC